GTAAATGGGTTTGGTGCAGTTGTAAAGCAGCGCCGTGTATCACGCAAGATTGATGAACTTGTTGCAGATGAAATCATTACTGAAAAAGGTATGGAAGATCAACTGTACAAAACAATTCGTGTTGTAGATGAAGATGCACTAATGGCTGCTCTTTACAACGACGAACTTACAGAATCAGAGATTGACTTAATGTACCCACAGAAGATTGTGTGGGCATTGGTTATGAATAAGAGATAACACATGGCTGGCTTACGTGGACAAGACGAGATCGATGCAGCATTTGCTGACCTCGAATACATCCCTGGTTCAAAGAAAAAGCGTCGTGAGTTAGATCCAAAAGTTTCTCGCCGTAAAAGCGGTGAGAGTAATGGTTGGGATTCAAACCCAGTCATTAAAACATTGGGTGGAGTAGAGACAGAAGTATTCACAATCGGTGCGTTAGCGCTTGCATTGGAGAAGACGATTGTTACTATCCGCTTATGGGAACGCAAGGGATACATCCCTCGTGCTCCATATCGTCTACGGTCTAAGACACTCAAAGGTGAGAAGACTGGCGGTAACCGAGTTTACACTCGTGCACTGATAGAATCCTCGATTGAGGAATTCAACCGTAGAGGATTACTCGGTTCTGCTCGTGTAGAGTGGAGCCAACACGAAGACCTGACAGAGGCTTTAGTAAAGCGCTGGAAGGAAATTACATCCACAGAGAGCCGTTAGGCCTCATTACCAGAAAGAAACAAATGCCAATTACAAAGCCACAAGTAGATGCAGATGCATACCTTGACGAGGATAGCGAAACTGCAGTTCCTAAAGTAGGAACAACCGTACAACAGGGATGGGATGCAATCGATGCTCTCGTCACAAAGACAGATGGAGATTTTCCAACTGACTTCCGATTCTCCGAAGAACCACAACTTGTAAAGTTCCTCGAAGATCGTCCATTTGCTTCATACGAACAACACTGGATCGAACGCCCTAAGGGTAAGAAGTCCTTTGTTTGCTTGGGCGACAACTGCCCACTATGCGACGTACTAGGCGACAAGCCTCGTGGAAAGTTCGCATTCAATGTTCTTGTTCTCAGTGGTGAGACACAGGGCGTTCAGATTCTTACAGCACCACCATCACTTGCTCGCCAGATTAAGAAGGCGCATGATGATGAGCGCAAGGGACCTCTTGATAAAGAGTTCTGGGAAATTTCTCGGTTAGGTATGGGACCAACGACACAGTATACCCTCAATTTTGTGCGTGGCCGCGATCTAGCAGAGGAATGGAAGTTAAGCAGTGACGCTGTTGCAGAGACTGTAGCAGCCGCTGTACCGTTCACAGCAGAAGTAATTAGGGAGACCCCTCGCTCCGAAATGCTTGAGGTTGCTCGCTCTGTAGCGTAACTGTACTTCCACAGAGAAGGGGCCTGTTTACTTTCCGTTTCCAGGCTCCTTCTCCTTACAGATTGAGGGATCATGAATATCATTACAACAAAAGAACAGTTAAAAGATCTTGTTGAGTTTTACTCCAAGGTAGATGCGTTTGCATTTGATTGCGAAACAGTTGGTGAAAACAGAATTCAACCTGTAGTTAACGACGTCATGTGGATCTCACTAGCGACAGAAGGTCGCACTGATGTTATTCCCATGGGACACCCGAATGGTGAGTTCCTTCGTTGGGACAAAGAACTACTACTCAGTGGTCAACGTAAACTTGCTGCAGGTAAAGAGTTGAAGGATGCAGACTACTCAAAGAACGAAGCGAAGTGGGTTCCAGTGTTTGATGCGCCACCAGCACAGTTACTCCCTGGGGATGTATTCAAAGCATTAAAGCCTTTGTTTTTTAGTGACAAGTTAAAGATTGGTCACAACGTAAAGTTTGACTTGAAGTCAATCGCTAAGTATTACCGTGGAGAAGTCCCTAAGAAGCCGTTCTTTGACACCATGATGGCATCCTTTATTATCGATAACCGTAATAAGAACATGCTAGGCCTTGCTGCTTGTGCAGAACGTACTCTAAAGGTTAAGGTTGAAAAAGGCATTGGGGCAATGGTTGAGGTTCACTCCTTCAGCGATGTTGCCTACTACTCTGGCTTTGACTCAGAGGTGACATGGAAGTTGTACAAGGCATTAGAGCCACGGTTTGAGGGAAGTCTTAAGCGTGTATGGGCTTTAGAGATGGATGTTGTTGCTGCTCTCTGTGACATGGAGTTAGCAGGAGCCAACATCGATGTAGATGAACTGGTTTTATTAAAGGCACGTCTTGAGAAGGACATCGATCTTGCACGAGCAAAAGCCTGGAAGTTAACTGGAAAGCCTTTCTCTATGAACTCTGTAAAAGAGAAGCAGGAGTTGTTGTTCTCGTCTAAGGAAGAGGGCGGTCGAGGTATTAAGCCTAACCTTCGTATCCGAATTGCATTGACTGCGAAGGGACAGGAAGTTGCTGCAAACACTCCAGAGAAGTTAACTATTCATCATTACTCAGTATCCTCGGATGCATTGGAGTTCTACCGCAAGAAAGATGAACTAGTCGATGCAATTTTAGAGTATCAAGACCTAAATAAATTAATGACAACGTATGTAATGCCTTACCTAGGTGGAGAGATTACTCGTACTACTATGGGTAAAGAGAAAATTGTTGATAAGAAGAGCCTCATGATTAACGGCAAGGTACACACAAACTTTAAAGCCCATGGAGCAGAGACAGGGCGTTTCTCCAGTAGTGACCCTAATCTACAAAACATTCCTAGTAGTGGTGAGTATGGAAAACTAATCCGTAATCTCTTCATTGCACCACCTGGACACAAGTTAATTGTGGCTGACTACTCACAGATTGAACCACGCATTATTGCATCCTTCTCAGGTGATCCAATCATGGTAGAGAACTACAGAACTGGTGGAGATATCTATACCACTATTGGTGACACCATGAAAGTAGATCGTAAGGCTGGAAAGGTATTGGTTCTATCGATTGCTTATGGAGTTGGTCCAGAGAAGATTGCACAAAGCATTGGCTGTTCTGTTACAGATGCTAAAGATTTGTTGGTTAAATTTGAATCACAGTTCCATGACATCTCTAAGTACAAGGCTAAAGTAATTCGACAGGCAACTGGCAAGGCTCCTATACCATACGTGGAGACTATCTTTGGTCGACGTCGCTACATCCCAGAGTTAAAAAGCAATGAACGAGGCCTTAAGTCACGAGCAGATCGTCAGGCATTTAATACAGTTATTCAAGGTTCTGCTGCAGATTTAATGAAATTAGCGATTGTCAGGGCACATTCTTGTTTTACGGATGAACCAAATGCGAATGTTGTTTTGACTATCCACGATGAACTAGTTACTGTTGCCCGTGAAGATCTAGCAGATGAGGTTGCCGAAGCAATCCGTGTGTCGATGGAAGGTATTCACCTACCAGAGATTATAGTTCCTCTTATTGCAGATGTGAAGATCGTTAACAAGTGGGGAGAAGCAAAGTGAGTAATGCAGACTGGTGGGCAAAGCAACTAGGTGCACAACCACAGGCACCACAACAACAGGTCCCTGTAGCACCGCCTCGGCAAATGAATAACCCAATGCCACCCTCGCAACAACCTATGACTCAGTTTCAACAACCGCAGCAACCTGTTTCACGAGCACAGAGTGCATCACAGACTGCTTCGTGTCCAGAGTGTGGTGGCACTAACTATCTGGCTGTACAAAACGCAACGCCTCGTTGCTATGACTGTGGTTATCCAATCAGTCAATCAGGAAGTCGTTACGGGTCATTAACTGGCGCAAAGGTTGAAGGTGCTGCAAAAGGTGCAATCGGAAATGATGTTCAAAGCAATTGGAACCCTCAAGGGATTATCGGGAGAGTAGACTAAATGAATGATGAAGCACGCAAGATTGTTGCAACCCTTAACAAGAAGTTTGGCAACAATGTGGTGGTTATTGCATCTGACATTCGGTCTGATCTTATTCCTCGTATTACTAGTGGTTCTACCACTCTTGACTATGTGTTGGGTGGTGGCTTCCCTGGCAATCAATGGAATGAACTCATTGGCGAACCATCACATGGCAAGACAGCGGTTGCGCTTAAAACGATCGCAGCAAACCAAGCGTTAAAAGCAGATCACACAACAGTCTGGGTTGCTGCAGAGCAGTGGGTTCCAGAGTATGCAGAGATGTGCGGCGTTGACACTAGCCGTGTAATCGTGATTGAAACAAACATTATGGAAGAGGCTTATCAAGCCGTTATAGAGTTCGCAGAATCAAAGTCAGTAGATGCCATTGTTATTGACTCCCTTCCTGCCCTTTCACCTGCCCCCGAAATGGAGAAGGACATGAATGAAATGACTGTTGGAAGGGGAGCACTCCTAACCAACAAGTTCTTTCGTGTAGTTGGTTCTGCAATCAAGCGCAGTCTGGTTGAAGATGAACGTCCAGTGCTCGGTCTCATCATCAATC